AAACTGGTGGGCTGTGCATCGCGCATGAACGTCAGCGTCGTGCCATCGATCCCGCCAGTAGACCCTGCAGAGATCGAACGCCTCTTCAACGTCCCCCTCACAGCCGACGGCACCATACGCCTCAAGGGCGCATGGGACGCACGCGACATCAACGGCCGTATCTGGGACTGGAAGACCGCAGCCCAGATCGAACGCTACCAAGGGTGGGAGATCGACCGCTGGCACGTCCAGCCCACCTTCTACTGTGTCGCAGCTACCATCGTTGACCTTGTCGAGGCGCACGGCGAAGACGCAGCCATGGAGCTGATGTGGAAAGAAGCGCCTACGAGCGCGATGGCCGAGGTCGACTTCACATACGCAGTCGTGTCCAAGTCCACACAACCCATCGCCAAACTGTTCCACACAACGCGCAACATCGGGCACGCCTCATGGCTTGCAGAGCAGCTACGCTCGTTCGTGACCCTGTACGAGGGCGTAGGTGTCGACCACGCTTGGCCCAAGAACGACCAGCACGCTCTGTGCAGCGCCAAATGGTGCCCAGCATGGAACGACTGCAAAGGCAAACACTTCGCACAATGATTGTACGTCACTGCAACAGTGGCTGTACCTTGTAGATCTGAGCAACGGCAAGCAGAGTTCGTTGCCAGTACCGCCCATAGGAGGGCACACATGAGTAAGAATGACTTCACACCCAAAGACCAGTTGATTGTCGCACAGGTCTGCGTCAAGGGAGCGATCGAGATGATCGTTGCCGACAAGACAGACCAGCCGCTCGCTGCGGCTGCAGCGTACATCGAGAAGGTCGTATGGGATCTTGCAGGTAGCGGAGGCTGGGCCACCGATACCGTGCTGCAGGCCGTCCCAACCCCAGCCCCACAGGTCGTCCCACAGAGCGGCCCCGATGCCTTCGCAGACGCAGCCCGTGAAGCCTTCGGAGGCGCACAGGTCATCACGATGCCACAGGGCAACGTAGCGGCCATGCCGCCACACTCGGGAGACTCCCGAGACAAAGCAGAGAAGGCAGCTAACAAGGCGTGGGGCAAAGCCCGCTACGCCATCGCCCCAGACGAGTTCTGGGACAACCGCCCCAAGAAGGCCGCTGGCGAGTACAAGCCCACCAGCCCCGACTTGAAGCACAAGGATTCAGCCCTAGCCCTCTGGCTGGACTAGGTCCATGAAATGGGCAGGGGTGCAGCTTCACAGCCGCCCCTGCCCGCTCCAACCCACACACCCGCCTACTGGGAGGTAGAACCGTGGCCATGCCACAGATCCTTGACGACGCCCAAATCGAAGCAGCAATAGCTGCACAACAGACCACCTCCCATGGCACGGGGTCAGATGCAGACGGTAATGATCCGCCCGTGTCTGACCCCGAATGGAGGTTCGTTCGCCACCTCGGGTCCGCAGTCGACCCGCTGGTCGACGCCCTGCAGAACGTCGACGGTCGCCTCATGTGGGGCATCCGAGACATTGATGTCATGATGCGAGGCGTAGGCGACGGTGACCTGTGCTTCGTCACAGGCCGCGCACACAGCGGCAAGACACAGCTCGTCATGCAAGCCATCTGCAACAACGCCCACGGCCGCTTCATCCTGTTCACACCCGACGAGATGGCAGAGCTGGTACTGATGAAACTCGCAGCCATCATGCGAGGACTGAACCCCGAAGACGTTGAGCAGGCCATCAAGGCAGGCGACAACGACATGATCGACACCCTGAGAGCAGTCGCTGTAGACGACTTCCCGAACCTTGTAGTCATAGACGAGGGTCTCGACTTCGATGACATGGGCAAAGCCGTCATGGAATGCGAACAGTATTGGGGTGCGCCTACACAGGGAGTCTTCATCGACTATCTGGAGCTGATCCCAGGCGACGGCGACCACGACGGAGTGACATGGAAGGTGCAGGAGCTGAAGCGTTTCGCCAAGTCAGCGAAACGCCCCATCGTCTGCCTGCATCAAGGCAAACGCTCCGACCGAGGCACAGCACGAGGCATGGATTCGATGCGTTACGGAGGCGAGAACGAGGCCACCTACGTGGTCGAAGTGTTCCGCAAATGCCAAGACGAGTCGCTGGACGCCTATGAACGTGAAGCGGAGAAGAACACGATCACCGTAGGTGTCGTGAAGAACAAGCGTCCCCCGTCGAAGACGGGCTATGTGGACCTGCACATAACGTCACAGACAGGGGCGATCCGTACGCTGCAGGACGGCGACGGGTACGTCCCGCCGCCCGACGACGGTGCAGGGCCGACCACAGACAGGGCATCACACAACGCTGCCGCTCTCACAGCTCTGAAGGAAGAGGTGAGTGCAGCGCAACCAGCCCCCACTCCCATCATTAACCGCCCGATGTTCTAGGAAAGACATGAAAGAAACATTCATTGCCCTCTTTGGCGGCAACCCTGCCGTGATCGGCACCGAGAAAGGCGGCTGCGACCGCAGCCCGCACAAGACGCTAGAAGCCCAAATTAGGTGGTGGGTCGAACAACTAGAGCAGCACCTAGACGGCGGGCCACAAGCAGGCGTCTACCCCATGGTCAAAGCCCCCACAGGGTTCGTTGTCTGCTGGGGCTGCATCGACGTAGACGAGGGCGAAGAAGCTTCGCTGATCCACGCCCGAAACATCACGACCGTTCTCGCCAAGTTCGGGATCACAGGATGGATCGAACGATCCCGCTCAAAGGGCTACCACGTATGGGTGTTCGCTGACGGCTGGCTACCCGCAGAGTTGATGCGCCACGCACTGCTGGCAGCAGCACAACTAGCACAGGCACCAACCCGCGAGATCAACCCGAAGCAAGCAGCTCTCGCTGACGGTGCCGTCGGCAACTACGTGCGGCTGCCGTACCCAGGAAACAACCCAGGCGAGGCAGAGCATCGACGCATGATTGTCGACTGCACACTGGAAGACTTCGCCAACCAGGCAGCAGCCTCGACCGTTAAAGCCGCCCAGCTAGAACCCCTAGCTGCCCTGTATGACGCCCCCGTGCTAGTGACAGCCAAGAACTTCGGCACAGGATCCGTCACACGCAACAAGTCGTCCCGCAACCGCCTCTCAGGTCTAGCGTTCCACATGTACACGCAAGGTGCAGGCCGCTCCGACGACCGATCCGAATGGCTGTGGAGCTTCTCTCGGGAACTAGCCAAATGCGACTTGAGCTTCACAGAAGCACAAGGGTTCCTGTACGAAGCGCACGACCAGCACGCACCCAAATGGGTGGCCCGAGCAGACCAGGGACGCCCACAACTCGACAGGATGCTCGCCAAAGCATCTGGCCAAGCCGCATAACACCAAAGGAAACCATGGGATTAGTAGTACTACCGCCAGAAGAACGACCACTGAACTTGCCTCCCGAGGAGCGCAAAGACATACGAGGCGACGAGCTACCCGAAGAGTGGATAGCTCGCATACTCGGACCACGCCGCTACAGGTATTACACGAAAGGAACATGATGAATCTAGAAATAAGTGACACAGCCATCCTCGTTTGCGGAGCGATCTGGGCTGTGATGTTTGTCTCCCTGGTCTGGTACTTGGTTCGCGACGAACTGAACCCCGCAGACTCGCCCAAGTCGAAACGCTGGTGGCAAGAAGATGACTGACGACTGGAGAACATCAGCGAACTGCCAAGGCAAAGACACCACAGCTTTCTTCAGCCGAGATCCACAGAAAAGACAAGAATCCCTAGCGACATGCGGCGCCTGCCTCGTAGTAGCCGACTGTCTGCAACATCGCATGGAAGAGATGAAAGAAACGCCACTAGATGACTGCGGGATCTACGGTGGTACCACCCCAGCTCAACGACACAGGCTCAGGGGCAAGGACACCAGACGCAAACCCAGAACGGTTTCCCGTTGATCGGAATTAAAGACCTCAGTTTGGCAGAACTGCGCTCCGTCAACAGAGCAAACAATCTCCCAGACAGCTACTGGCGTCCAACGCTGGAGGCACAGGTCTTGGAGCACTACAGAGGAAAGGCTACCTATGTCACGTAAACCGATGCGGACCTACATACAGATAAAGCCCAGAGTTAAGCAACGGCCACGGCTCGGTCGCCGAGGGCGTGTCTTCACGCCCGCAGCGACACAGATACACGAGGCTGCGATAGCTGCAGCGTGGAAGACCAGATTCGGTCGACGCAAACCACTAGAAGGACCAGTGAAAGTCACGGTCGACTTCGACAAGAACGGCATGTGGATCGAAGTTGCTCCTACAGAGCTGCCAACTGTGCTGCGAGGCGACATCGACAACTACATGAAGGCAGTGCTGGATGCCCTGAACGGGATCGCTTACTTGGACGACGGCCAGATATCTGTATTAGAATCCACAACCACAGGACACCTGTGGATAAGTGAAAGCAGCGACGAAGAAAATGACTGATCCCAAGACACTGGCAGAGCTGTACGAAGATGGCGAACTGATGGGCGAATACGGCACAGTCGGTATCGACTGGGGCAAAGACGCCGATGAACTGATCGAACAATCCTGCGACTTGGAAAACCCCGAGTCGTGCGAGTCATGCCAATAGGAGGCGCTATGGACCCAAAGCCAGGAACAAGAGTAAAGAAACCAGCTCAGAAACGGCCGTCGGCCGCACCGATCCCCAAGGTTGAAGAGCCTGTGATCGAACTAGAGCCGTGGCAAAACGACTACAAGATCGACATTGTCAAAGTCTTGTACGACAAGCAGATCCAGTTGCGTAAAAAAACGGCAGATGGATACGTCCCGTTCTCCGTCGACAGCGGCTGGGTATATCTGAAGAAGGATCTGTAACGATGGCTGGCGGGCCGTTCAGAGAAATGGCGTGGAGCCAACGCTACGCCCAAATGGGTGACGTGGCAGAAGAGCGGTGCGCCGCATGGCTCGACAGTCAGAACCGTGGCTGGATCCCGTACGGCCTGAACCGTCCCCCACTCAAACTATCGATGCTGTCCGAGTTCATCCGTCACACCCCCGACTTTCTGACCTCACAGGCACTGGTCGAAGCGAAAGGGTTCGGACGTGACAAGCTCGCCAAAATCAAGTACGCCAATCTGGATGCTTTGATCGAATGGCAGAAACATCACCCCGTAGAAGTGTTCTTCTACGACTCCCACGAAGACCGTTCAATAGTTGTCGAGCTGAGTGCCCTCGTACGGGCTGTAGAAACCTCCCCGCACGTAGGCAAAGGCGTGTTCGACGACGCGACCCCGAAGCATTACTGGGCATTCCCATCCGATCTCCTAATAGAGATCGGTGAGGTCCATCATGTCGAACCGTCGCCGTAGGAAAGAAATGTCTGATGAAGAACGGGAAGAACTGTTTAACAAGTGGGACCGAATACTGCTTCGTGACGGGTTGTCTGTCGAGCCGAGGCGTCCGCTGATGAGAGACAAGCAGAAAGATTCTGGCGGGGTTCGCAAGTGGCGTGGTCCCCGTGAGATCAGCTCGAACCTGATCGACGTTCTCGGATACGACCAAAGATTGATGGATGCCACTGAGAAGCTCATGGAAGAGCCGCACAAGCCAATGGGCGGATATACCACCGAAGAGCTACAGGAGCTACGAGAGACGCTCCTAGACGCCATAGAGGATACTTTGACGCTACGGGAAGCCGAAGCTATGATCTCCATCGTCCTCGGGTCAGAAACATACGCATCCGTCTCGCAACGGATGGCTCTCCCCAAGTCAACATGTTACCTGACGGTAACCAGAGCCATCGAGAAAATGGAAGCAGCCCTTGAAGACAGTCCACAAGTAACTAAGTACCTACAACGACACAGTCGAGAGGAAACAGAATAATGACTACAGCCATGGGATATTTTGAAGGGCTAGGCATCGCCACAGCGGTGCAATACGACGGATCCGTTTACACGGCCTACCTGATGCAAGACTGGATCGACGGCGACATCGCCCCCGAACCAGAAGACGACCTGCAAGACAGCACCACAGAGCTATACATCTACGGAACCGTCATCGAAATTGGCCCCACAGACTGGCTAGTCAACACCATCGACGGCGACTGGTTCGTATTCGGCGACGCCTCCTGGGCAGAAATGGAAGAATGGGTTGAAGAAGACGAACCAGCGTAAAGCCGCACGAGACGACGCCCACAAAGAACCGCTAGGAGAACTAGGCTGGTTCGACTGGGCACCACTCGCATGGCACTGCCACGTCGGACGCACCAAATACCCCGACGTAGACGGCAAACCCAACTGGATACTCGGAGGCAAACCAGACTCCGAGTACATAGACGCTGCCCTACGGCACCTGATGAAGATGGCTCAAGGCCAAACCCACGACACAGAAACAGGCACGCTGCACGCAGCCGCCGTCCAGTGGAACATGGGCGCGCTACTCACCCTAAATATGGCTCCTACACAGGAGTGACACGGCGACGGGTCACAAGCCCCAACCAAGTCGCAGCGCACGCACCGATACCAGCAAGCTGATCGGCCGACAAGTCCACACCGAACAGCACAGCCAACGCCAACGACGCCTGCAGTGCAGCCACAACGGCCACAGGTTCGGCAGCCAACAGGTTACGAATATGGAATATCATGCCCCATGGTGGACGGCATCTACCGATCCAGCCACTCTGCGTTGTCGCGCCGCCACTGCTCCCACTTGCGTTGATCCTCAGTGATCCGCCTAAACCCGATACCTGAAGTCCAGTTCACCCAGTTCTGCATAGTGCGAGACTCAGTCTTCTCGTCACCCAACGTCGGCCACAGCCGACGCAGCGCAGAGAAAATCGGCAACGTCGACTCCAAATGGTGCATGTTCCGATCAGTAGCCACCCACTCGCCATCCTCACGACGGCCAACCATCCCAGCCCCATGCAACGCAGGCAACAACGGAGCCAAAACGGTGTCCCACGCCTTCGGCAACGGCTTGTAATCATCGCGGAAATCGCTATCAAAGAAGAAGTTCTTGTCAGCAATCTCAGACAACGGAATCTTAACCAAAGGACTCATAGACGCAACGATCAGCCTCGGGTTCATCGCCCGATCAAGCTCGGCAAACGGCAAATCAGGAACCAAGAAAACCGAATCGCCGCCCATCGACATAGGCAACTGGATATGGAACCGATCCTCGATCCACTTCGGCAACAACGTTTCCTTCTCCGAATCCCGCTCAAGTTCCCGCTTCAAAGAATGAACACGGTTATAAACCTTCGGGTTCTTAAACATCATCTCCAACTGCAACGGCAAATTCTTGCGAGTCCACGTATAGAACGGGATCGCACGCCGCATCACGCCACGCTCAAACCCAGACAAATCGTCATAATCGAAGTGATACTTGTACACGTCAGCCACAGCCAAATCAATATCAAGACCCTTCGTGAGCCTGTCCATCGCCAACGTCCCACGCAACATGTTCTCAACATGCAACGCAGGCCGACGGGCCGTAGCCGTAACAATGTTGTTCGGGTTCAACGGATTGATCGACCGCGCCCGAGCCACCCTCTGCAACTCCGTCGTCTGACCACCATTCAAAACGCCGTTCCGCATCAACGTCGCCATGTGATCCACAAACCGACCATTGCCGCTATCTACCAGCCTCTGAGCCTGCTTGCTGCCCCGCAACGCAGCCACCTGCTCATCAACAGAACCACCCGCATCAATAGCAGCCCGCACAGGCTTATAAAGCTGATGGAAACGACCATACGAAGAAAGCTCAACACCAGCCAAAGCATTATTGAACACGCCGCCAAAGAAGTTCCGAGAATGGAAACCAGGCGACGCAATAGCCCACGCCTTAAACAAGTCGTTCACCTTGTCAAAAACCGTCACAACACTATTGCTGCCACGCGCACCAATAATCCGATTCACATCAGCCAAACCCTGAGCCACTTCCTCAGGAATCTGACCATCAGCACCGAACGCCGTAAACCCACGCATAACCGAAGACAAAGCCTCGGTGCGCTCAGGCATAGACATCGTCGCAAACCGAGTAGCAATCAAATCCCTGTCATGGGACAGACGGGCCAAATCGGCCTCCAACATCTTCGCATTAGCCTCCAACCGAAGAAACTGGGCGTTCGTCTGATTCAACGACACAGTCTGAGCCGCACGCTCAACCCGCATATCGGCAACACGACCAGCCGCAACATTAGGAACTTCCACAGAAGCAACCCGCTCCGAAGGACGAGGCACAGGCACACCATCCATGCTCACATCCGTAACAGACGCCCGCCTCGCCCGCTCAGCAGCCTCAAGCTCCTCATTATCAAGACGATTAGCCATCTCAAACCGCTCAGTCGCCTCACCCCTGAGACTCAACTCCTGAGACCTAAAATACGCCACCGTCCCGTCCGCTGTAGTAGCCTCCTCAGCCATATCAGCGTCGATCTGAGCGATCCTTCGCTGGTTCTCGGCAAGCTGCTCGGCAGCTTGCCGAACACTGCCCTGAGCCTCAGCAACAAAGGGAGAGATCTCGTCAGCGGCATCAGCAATCTCCTGATACCTCTTTACTTTGCGTGCCTCCAAGGCCAGCATCGACTCATCGATCAACCCCACAAACTGTTTGGCAGTACGGGCCTGAAGATTCTTTGCTCCTACACGCTTCGCCTCAGAGAAAGCACGACCGATGCTCCACGAAACTTGAGTAGTGTCGGAAAGGTATTTCCGCAACATGTCTATTTGTTGCCTGAGGGGAGCGGCCATAGCCGCCGCTTGAGCAGGATCGATCGCTTCTATTTTGTCAGCAACCTTACTCAGCGCGCCGATTTCCTGAGCAAGTTTCCCTCTGGCCGAAGTCAAATTCGTTAGGATTTGCTCTGGATGCCTGGTATTCCCGCCAGTCGAATCGACAAAGTTCTGGGTAACCCAGGTCTCAATGGTGGATTCGAAGTCATTTAATGTCGACTCGACGCGATCCGTGATGACATCGTATTCGTGCTTGGCCCAGTTCTTTTTTGAGGTAGCTTCAATCCCAAGCGCGGCTGAATCCAGCGCTTTATTAACGTCCATTCTGCTTTGATATCTGATTATGTTTTTAGGACTGGAGCCAATCGCATTAGCGCCGCCAATTGCCCCTGAGCCACGGGCAGCATCGTCTAACTGTTCCCCAAACTCTCGTGAAGTGATAAACGATTTACTAGTGTCCTCATCACCCAACATAGAGGCGTTCAAAGAGTCCTTGTTCTTAGGCGTCAACTCGTCGGCGCCACCCGCAAACGGCTGTAACTGCTTCTTCGGATCCAACGGAATAGCGTTCCATTGCCCGCCGTGCTCAAACCCTGTGTACAAGATCGAATCGTAACCTTCGGCGCGAAGCTCCCGATGGAAATCCGCTACCCAATCCATCAACCCGTCAGCAAAGTCGTCCTTCAGTTGTGAACCTCCCATGCTGGACAATCCTGAGGCGGGGCTGCCGCCAATCCACTGATTCGAAGAAACTGGCTTGATGTAAGTATTGAACCATTGACCATTCGGGTCTTCTACAAGCTGCTTCGGGGTTAGAGGGATTCTCTCCAACGGCTCAACACCGTTTCGTTTAGCTTTAACGATCAGGTTGGCGATCCACCGCTCCTCTTGCAGTACACCTTCTTTGCTCAAAGGCCCGCCAGCTCCAGCCGAACGGTTGCCTGTCCATGGGGAACGCTTGTACTTCAAACGGCCCAGAAGCGTCGGATCTTCCAGAGCGAGAGCATTAAGAATTCCAGCAGCGTCGTGGCTGCCTTGGTATGTTAGAAGGTCCATCCCGCCCCGAGCCAGAATGTCCACTGCACCAGAATCGTACTCGGCCATGGTTCCGCCCATCTGTTGCACACGATGGGCCACTTGCTTGTGTTCGTCGCGGAGTTCGGAAATGATACCTGTGATGGGAAAAGGTTGGGTGCCGTCGTCGCCGACAATAGCGGCCGCTTCCGAGTAAGACAGTTTGACGCCGCTCTGAACGCCGATCAGTTCTTCAACCCTTAAAGACTTCTCGACGGCCGCTT